TGGGAAGGAGCCTGCGGTGTATATCATCCCCTTTTATCTGAAGCTCTTGTTAAGTTCCAAGCTGAAACCATTATGGAGACTTTCCCAGCTGCGGGCCCCGTTAAAACGCAGATTGTTGGTAAAGAGACTCCAGAAAAGAAAGACGCTGCGCTAAGAGTTCAAGATGACATGAACTATCAGTTGACCGATGTGATGACTGAGTACCGCCCAGAACACGAGCGGATGATCTGGGGACTAGGACTTTCAGGTAATGCGTTTAAGAAAGTGTACTTCGACCCATCTTTAAATAGACAAGTGTCGATGTTTATCCCAGCAGAGGATATAGTAGTGCCGTATGGCGCTTCTAGCTTAGAACAGTCCCCACGAGTAACCCATGTAATGCGCAAAACTGAGAACGAAGTTAAGCGTTTACAACATGCAGGGTTCTATAAAGACGTGGATTTAGGTGAGGCAAGCTCTTCTTTGGATGAAGTAGAGAAGAAGATTGCAGAAAAGATGGGGTTCCGGGCCACTACAGACGACCGCTACAAGCTCCTTGAAATGCACGTTGACCTCGATTTAGAGGGCTTTGAAGATAAAGAAGATGGCAAAGCTACAGGAATTGCCTTGCCGTATGTAGTAACTATAGATAAGGATTCGCAAACTATCCTATCTATTAGGCGTAACTGGAGGCCAGAAGATGAAACACATCAAAAAAGACAACATTTCGTACATTATGGCTATGTTCCGGGCTTTGGTTTCTACTGTTTTGGTCTTATCCATCTTGTTGGTGCTTTTGCCAAGTCTGGTACTTCCCTTATACGTCAATTGGTGGACGCAGGCACATTATCCAACTTGCCGGGTGGCTTTAAAACCCGTGGATTGCGAATCAAAGGTGACGACACCCCGATAGCTCCAGGCGAATGGCGAGATGCAGACGTTCCAAGTGGGGCACTAAAAGATAACTTAATGAGCCTTCCCTATAAGGAACCAAGTCAGGTTCTATATAGTCTATTAGGAACGATCGTTGAAGAAGGACGTAGATTTGCCTCGGCAGCAGATATGAAAATATCTGATATGTCAGCTAATTCACCTGTAGGTACAACTCTAGCCATCTTAGAGCGGACCCTTAAAGTGATGAGTGCGGTACAGTCCCGTATCCACTACTCAATGAAGCAGGAACTTAAGCTTCTGAAAGAGATTATCCGTGACTACACTCCTGAAGACTACGATTATGAGCCTGAAGAGGGAAGCCCAAAGGCCAAGCAATCAGACTATGACTTAGTAACAGTTATTCCGGTCAGTGATCCAAATGCCGCAACAATGGCACAAAAGATTGTTCAGTATCAAGCGGTTTTACAGTTAGCTCAAGGGGCCCCACAGATATACAACATGCCACAGCTACATAGGCAGATGTTAGAGGTCTTAGGTATTAGGAACCCACAGAAGCTAATTCCGTTACCGGAAGATAAGAAGCCAAAAGATCCAATTAGCGAGAATATGGACGTTATTAACGGTAAACCGCTTAAGGCGTTTATCTATCAGGATCAAGAAGCGCACATTACGGCTCATACTAACTTTATGAAAGACCCACTAACGGCTAAGACTATTGGTCAGAACCCACAAGCTCAGGTTATGATGGCGGCACTTCAGGCGCACATAGCAGAACACTTTGGATTTAAGTATCGTCAGCTAATAGAGCAGCAGTTGGGCGCACCGTTACCATACCTCGAAGACGACGAAGATACTATTCCAGAGGAATACGAAGTCCAGATTTCAAGGCTTATTGCCCAAGCGTCTGCACAACTACTCCAGCAGAATATGGCACAGGCGTCTCAAGAGCAGGCTCAACAACAGCAGCAAGATCCGATTATTCAGATGCAGCAGCAAGAACTTCAGATCAAGATGCAGGATGTACAACGCAAAGTTGCTAAAGATCAAACGGACGCACAGCTTAAAGTAAGTCAGCAGCAGATTGAGCGGGAGCGTATACAGGCTCAAGTAGATATAGAAGGGCAAAAAGCGGGTATTAAGATGTCTTACGACAAGGACAAATTAGACCGTGATAGTGAAATGCAAGCAACACAGATGGGTATTGATATAGCGGCGGCTAGAGAAAGAAACGCAAAAATGGGGAATAAAAAATGACAGCACTAGAAATTTTAGTTCAACAGCTAGACGAAAAAATTGGACAACTAAAAGATGTAGTAACAATAGGTAATTTTGAAGTATTCGAAGAGTATAAAAGAACGTGTGGCGAGATTCGAGGTCTGCTAGTTGCACGGGGTTACGTATTAGACCTCAAAGATAGATTGGAGAAGGCAGACGATGAATGACTTAGCGAAAGCAGTAGATTTGTCTCTAGTTCTGAATAAAAAGAACGAAGAGAAGGCAACACAGCTCCCTAAACCCTCTGGTTATCGCATACTTTGTGCAATTCCAGAAGTTGAAAAAGAGCATGATGGCGGTATCCTTAAAGCTGACGAAACTGTACGTTATGAAGAATTATTGACTACTGTGTTATTCGTAGTGGACTTAGGGCCGGATTGTTACGCTAATAAAGATAAGTTCCCCACAGGGCCTTGGTGTAAAAAAGGCGATTTTGTTCTAGTTCGACCTAATGTAGGTACAAGGCTAGTTATTCATGGTAGAGAGTTTCGTATCATTTATGACGATACAGTAGAAGGTGTAGTAGATGATCCCCGTGGTATTAAACGAAAATAAGGAGTTTACGATGGCAGAAGCGAATTTTGAAAAGGAAGAATTTAAATTCCCGGATGAAGTAGAAGATAAATTAGAAATTGAGGTTGAAAGTGATGTACCACCGGAAGACCGTGGTAAAACCCCATCACAACCTGAGTTTGTTGAGCGCATGGAGAAAGACGAGCTTGATGAATATTCTGAGGCCGCTAAACAGAAAATAGCTGGATTTAGGAAGATTTATCACGACGAACGTCGTAAAGCAGAAGAAGCAGACCGTGAACGGCAAGAAGCTATAGCTGTTGCTAAACAACTATTCGAGGAGAATAAAGCCCTAAAAGGCAGAGTTAGTAATAGTGAAAGATACGCTGTTGACTCCTATAAAACTTCCGCAGAGCGAGAAATGGAGATGGCAAAGCGGGAATATAAGGAGGCTTATGACTCTGGAGACGGGGATAGACTAGTCGAAGCGCAAGAAAAAATGACTACCGCCCGCATTAAGTTGGATAGGGCAGAGAACGCTGCGCAGAACATGCAGCAAAAAAATGCTTTACAAGAAGAAAAAAATGAGGTAAAAACACAACAACAGGTGGAAAAACCCGCCCGTGATCAGAAAGCTGCTACATGGCAAGATCGAAACTCTTGGTTTGGGCAGGACGATGAGATGACTAGTTTAGCTCTAGGGCTACACGAAAAGCTTGTCAAAGAGAACGGGATGGCGTATGCTACCACTGACGAGTACTACAAACGTATAGACGAAACTATGCGTAAGAGATTCCCTGAGAATTTTGAAGAAGCTGAAGACGAGAAGCCTCGACAAAAACTTAGTAACGTAGTTGCCCCAGCGAACCGCAGCACATCTTCGAAAAAGATAAAGCTAAATACATCGCAGCTTAATATAGCTAAGAAGTTAGGTCTTACGCCAGAGCAGTACGCCCGTGAACTAGTAAAAATGGAGTCTTAAAAATGACAACGAAACCACATGCATTAACTAGAGAATTAGAAACTCGTGCCGTGCAGGAACGTCCCCAACAGTGGGCGCCACCTGAGCTTCTCCCTGAACCGGACAAGCAACCCGGATACGCTTATAGATGGATTCGTGTTTCAACGCTTAGTGCGGCAGATCCAAGAAATATCTCAGCGAAACTGAGAGAAGGTTGGGAACCCGTTAGCCTTGAAGAACAACCCAAGTACAGACTGTTAGCCAGTGGCGATGGAAAGTTTAAAGACAACATCGAAATTGGCGGGTTATTGCTTTGCAAGACTCCGACTGAATTTGTAGCCCAACGTAGTGAATACTACGACAAGCAGACACGAGCTCAGACGGAAGCTGTAGACAATAATTTAATGCGCCAAAGTGACCCAAGGATGCCGCTCTTCAAAGAGAACAAGTCCTCAAGTAGCTTTGGTAAAGGTTCTTAACTTTTTAATGGAGATTTAAATGGCTGCGTATCCTACAGTATCAGCCCCTTATGGGCTAAAGCCCGTGAATCTTATTGGTGGTCAAGTTTTTGTTGGATCGACTAGAAATTTTCCGATTCAGTATAACTATGGCACTACTATTTTTTACGGTGATTCAGTATCACTAACGGCAGGTTATGCTACATTAACAACTTACCCAGTTAATTCAACTAATACAACAGTTGGAACTTTCTTAGGTTGTTACTATACTAACCCTACTACTAAACAGCGTCAGTTTGCACAATACTATCCCGGCAATGTATTAGCTGGCGATATTACTGCAATTGTTTCTGATGATCCTGATGTCCTAATGAAAGTTGCGGCTACAACCTCAGCTGGTGGAACAACTATCGGTTCTGTGTCTTCTATTTTAGTTGGCGCAAATATCGTTGGTGGCACACAGACTGGTTCAACTACTACTGGTAATTCAAGCATGTCTATTGTTTCAGCCTCAGCTGCTGGCGCATCAACTGCTGGATTCCGTGTTATTGAGTTAGTACCTGATACAGAAATTAGTACTTCTTGTACTTATGTTTCTGGCGGAGCTGCCTCAGCAACTTCGGTTGTTGTGTCTGGTCTAGCTGTTGGGACATTTTTACCAATAGGTACCGATGTATTTAACTTGGTAAATGGTCAGTTGCAGTTTACTGGCTCTACATTAAGCGCTGCATCGACTGTTACAACAACCGGAAGCACAACCCTAACTGTTACTGCTGTTGCAACGCAAGTAGCTGGTACTGTTGTGTTAGTTCAAACTCCTGAAGCTATAGTTAAATATAACTTCGGTGTCCATCGTTACAACATAGCATAAGGAGCAACTAAATGGCTATTTCACGTGCACAACTACTAAAAGAGCTCCTTCCCGGATTGAACGCATTGTTTGGTTTGGAGTATGCTCGCTACGGTGAAGAACACAAAGAGATTTATGAAACTGAAACCTCTGAGCGTTCTTTTGAAGAAGAAACAAAACTGTCTGGATTCTCAGCTGCTCCTGTTAAAAACGAAGGTTCTGCCATCGCTTATGACAATGCACAAGAGGCTTGGACAGCTCGC